CTACACGCTGTCTTGTGGTCGCACCCGCTACCACCACACTCATCATCTCCTCTGCTGCGCTCCTAGAGGCTTCTACGACCTTCATCTTGCGCCCCTTGTCCCCTGCCTGTGCCTTGATGGCTCCTAGATAGCCTCTCACCGCGCTCTCAGCGTTCTGCTGAAGGAGAGCCTGAGCCTCTGTAGAGAACTTGCTGATGATCTCATCTAAGCGAGCCACCGCGCGCTGTCTCTCAGCGGGCGATAGCAGACCTGTGCGGCGGTTGCGCCCACCGTCCAAGACCGTCAGCGCGCGCTCAAACTCGTTGAGCGTGTTGGTGACTAGAGTGCGTATGCGCGCCTCCTGTTGAGGGAGGCGGTTGAGGATGCTGGTCTTGACTCGGTTGATAGGCGTGTCTTTGGGAACGGGCGCGCGCGGTCGTGACTTCGCCCTCAGTTGCATCTGCTCTCCGTTGGTGAGCCTCACCGAGTGTTGGAGCGCCACGATGCCCTTGCCCTTACTCGCCTCCCTCATCAAGAACGGCTTGCGCGGCATCTCACATACCCTTCATCTGCGCGCGGCGGCTGACCTTATCTGATTGTATATCTGGGTTGGGGCGCTTCGGTGAAGGGTTCCCCCTGTTCTGCTTAGGCGCACCGCCCATGATCTCCTCTGTCATATCGTCAGGCTCCCCCATATCCTCACCCTCGCTCATATCCTCAGAGTCATCAGCCTCTGGCTCCATCTCAGATGGGGGCGCTGACATCTGCGCGCTGTCCTCCTCCTCACCCTGCACGAGCGTGCGCCCCACCTCAAACTCCAACTCCGCTGCCTCCATCTTCTCCTCCTCAATGTCCTCTTGGATCTTCTCAATCTCGCGCTGAGAGAAGCCCATCTGCTGCATCTCATACCGCTTAGAGGTCAGCCCCAACTCAAGGCGCACACGCGCGCGGTCAAGTTCAATGCTCTCATCTCTGGGCAGAGGTGATGGGAATATGATCTCGTTGCGATAGCGGTTGCTGATGTCCAACTTGTTGAAAAGTGTTGCGAACTGCTGATCAGCGATAGCCGCCATTTTCATAATCAAGCGGTTCACCAAGCGCAGCCCCGCGCCGTAGGTCTGTATCTTGACCTGCCGTGTCTCCAACATCGGCATATACCTCATCGCCACAGACGCACCTGTCTCGCGGGTGTTGAGGTCGCTGCTGAGAGCGATCTCAGGCACACCCGAGATCTCGTGCATCGCCTTCTTAATACGGTCAAGATACTCAAGGCTCGCGCTGAGTTCCCCGTTGAGCGCGAGGTTGCTCACCTCTGCGTTCTCGGGCAGACCCCACATACGATTAGGCCCGCGCTCAAGTTGGGTGATCTTTGCGCCCTTGACGATAGTCACAGGTGAGCCGTGGTAGTTAATGACATCTGAGATGTCGGTGGACTTCTCGTTGAACTCTTTTTGCAGGTCAATCACATCTGCGAGGTCTGAGCGACCATAGAACTCGCCCGCCACCGCATAGTTGGGGATATGCACGATTGGGATCTCATTGAGCGGGTTTGAGCGCCGTGTCTCAGTCCCATCAGGCTCATAGATAATCACCTCGTTCTTGAACCACCGCTCCGCATACCACTCCACAGAGTGTGTCGGCATATCCCCAAAGCGGTTGCTGGATAGCACCTCACCGTTCTTGAAGCGGGGGAAGATCACCAACACAGAGTTGACCTTCTTGCGGTCAACGCCATGAGGCCCACCGAAGCTAGGGAACACGAACTGAGAGGGAAGCACATCCACGCGCGCATAGGGCGGCTCAATGGGGTCTGTATCCTCCCACGAGACACGCAGGAACACATCACCCGTCACCGCGCCCATCTGAGCCATCTCAAACGCCACGAGTTCCTTCCTGTTCCGCTCCCAGGTGCGCTCCAACATGAGCCTCACGAACTCTCTGTCCTCGTCCTCTTTAGCTGATGTCGCGGGGTCATCAGGTATCACCACCGAGAAGCCACCCTTCATCAGAAAGTTCACCTGAGCGTCCACAAAGCGCCTGCAATAGTTCATCGTCACCAGAGGCTCATTGATGTCGCGCGTGTGGTTCCAATGCTTGCCCCGATAGAAGCGCATAAACTCACGATAGCGCGATAACCTATCGCCATGCTCCACCTCTGTGGAGGTGATCATTGAATAGACCTGTGAGTCAGAACTACCAAAGGGTGTCGCTGCTATCAGCCCACGCGAGATCAGAGCCATATTAGCCCCACTTTCCATGTATAGAGGTTCTTGCGCGCTCGGGGCGCTCTCGTCTAGTTCGGCGTTCTATCTTATCAATACTTCTGCTTATTAACCACGCCTCAACTGACGCAGTTGTGAGGTCTTTCAGACTGCCAAGCCTCAAGTCCCTCGTGACCACCCGCGCGCTCACACAGGCTCTCTCACAGACCTCATCAAGCGACAAGACCTCTTGAGGCGGCTGAGTCGTCTGCTCGCCCCCCTGCTCGGGCGCGGTGTCGTCTGTATCACCAGCCATCAAACTTCCTCCTGCCTCGCGCGTTGCTCTCATAGATCTGAGAAGATGCCATACGCCTCGCCGCCGCTATCGCCCTTACGCCTATGAAGGGGTTGTCACCTACCTCAGCTGAGATGAGCCTGCGGTTCACCGCATAGCATAACATCATCAGCGAGTCTGGGTAGTCGTCATGCCCATCAGATGATGACCCGCCCTTCTTGCCCGAGGTGGGGGCCTTCACATCTAGGTACTTACCCTTCCACTCTTTCTGTAGGTCATACATCTGCTTCACGAAGCGTTGCCACCGCTTCTGTGACCGCGCGTGTTCGCCCGCAGGGTAGGTCAAGCGCCTCTCGCTCATCTCCTGATACAGCACCGTGTAGCCCTCATGCTTTGACCTCTGACTGAATATGAAGGGTGTGACCCTCACAGTGTCTAGGTCAGCGTTCAAGCGGTCGTATATCGGGTCACCGCGCCCCGTTGCGTCCACAATCAGGGTTCCGATATTGAACTTACCCAAGAACTCTAGGATCTGAGGGTACTGCCGCTCGTGGTCGTCACCCTCCAACTCCAGCCACGCCACAATGTGTATGTAGTACCTGTCCTCCCCCGCAAACATCACAGGGTTCTCCCACCACACCTTCCCCACGGTGATGACGGTGGAGTCGTTGGAGCGCCCAATGTCCAACGCCGCCACCATGTTCTCACTCGTCATATCGTTCCCGTAAGGGCTGTCGGGGCGGATGAAGGTGTGCGTCATGCCTCTCACCTTCGCCCTCACCTTGTCCCTCGCCTTGATACCACAAGCGTCAAAGATCTCAGGCGCTATGAAGTGACCGCGCTCCAACAGCCAATGCAGGCGATAAGACATACGGAACTCATCAGAGTCGTAGCCTAGACGCTCTATCTCCTTCTCTATGTACGCCCTGTATCTGGGGTTGTAGCGCGCGGGCCACTCGTAGTCGTACTGAAAGTGAGTGGGGAGTTTAGCGCCAGCTGCGGTCTTGGCGCGGTTGCGCTCACAAGCGTCAAAGAACTCACCCTTCTGAGCGTTGGGTGTCCCAATCTTCACCATCGTGCCGTTCGTAGAAGCGAGCATCGGGTGGATAGACTTCTTGATCTTGTAGTTGGAGATGTCCTGGCACTCCTCACAGATGATCAGATGATAGGTCTTACCCTCTATGTTCGCCTGTGGCCCCGCGCTGTTAGCGTCCACATAAGAGCCGTTCGGCAACCTCAAGACCTTGCGCCCGCCTTGCAGGTCAATGCCGAGGTCAGGGTCTGAGAGGATCTCCTTCATGCTGTCAGACTGCATACGCGCAGCCATACGCGAGTGCATGATGCCCGCCAACTCATAAGAGGGGGCGAATATCCCCACCCAGAAGCCGTCCTTGAACTTGTTGATGCGCTCATCGTCCTTCAGCCTGTCCATGCGCGCTAGAGTCGGCAGCAGTACACACAGACCCACTACTGAAACCGCTACGCTCTCTGTCTTGCCCGCCTGACGACTAAACAGCGCGGTGATCTCCTCACCATCTTCTAGCAGTACAGACTGTATAATCCGCCTTGCGAAGTTCTCCTGATACTCGTACAGCGCGATACCTGTCGCTGTCTTACAGAACTCAAAGCACCTCTCCGCCAACTCCGCCATCTCTGCGTCTGATAAGATCCTCTTGGATGCTTTAACTCTTACAGGTGTCTGTGCCGTCATGCGCCTCTCCGCTCTTGGTACGGGGGAACCCGTTGTCGCTGAGGCTATGATACACATAGTGAGTCGGCGCTCGCTCACAGTACCGCTCTGCGTCCAACACCAAGTCGGGTCGCGCGCGCCTCACGCCCGCGCTCTCAGGGATCCAGAGGCCCATCACCCACGCCCCCACCGACCTCAGCGATCCACACACCCCGCTCCCCCCCTCGCTCGCGCTCACGCACTCGCTCCCCCCCTCGCTCGCGCTCACGCGCTCGCTTCCCCCCTCGGCTCGCGCTGTCGCGCTTGCCTTCCTAGCCCTCTCGCGCCTCCGCGCTCGCTTCTCAGCTTGCCTCATGCTTCTTTCCTTAAATCATTTTCAGCGTCACTTCGTTCCTTATCCAACAAGCCCTCAGTTGTCAAGAGGTTTTTTCGTCACTCACTTCGTTCGTGACTTGATAAAACTCGCTACGCTCGTTTTATCTCCTCAGAAACTATAGGTTTTCGCGCTTTTTTAGTTCATCAATGAACGAAGAAAAAGCGGCGCTTTTTCTTTGTTTGTTGATGAACCCGCCCTCGGCAGAGGTAGCTTTTCGCAGGGCCTCAAATCCCGCCAAACGACCTCTCTCAGCCCCTACTTTCAGATTTTACGCGCCCCTACCTTCAATCTACTCAGGACTTTTCGCTTAACCCCGCGCGCGCGACCTGCGCCTCCCCCTCCCTCCAACTCAAGTCAATGACACGGGGCATCTTACTGACAAGCCCATGAAGGGACAGCCACTCCTCGTACAGGTCGTCTGTTCTGCGGAGGAGATACTTCACCATCTCCTGGTGCGGTGTCTCTAAAGCCGCCTCCTCGTAATACTTCTTCGTGAGCGTCTCTATGAGTCGCTCAATAGCCTTCATATCGCCTTCTAGTGACTCCCTAACGGTGAGTACACTTTTACCGCTATCTGCGCTCTGAGGCTGTTTTACGGCTTGTGAGGGGTTATTGTTCACCAATCCTCCTCCAGAGCCTCTTTAGCCTCTAGCAAGTCCTCGCCAAAGCCCCAACGGCTCCAAGCGCCATAGTGCTTCTCACGATAGAACACACCCTCAACACGATAGATGCGATAAATGTCAGCGCCCTCATGTGTGATGCCCTGCTCCAGCAGTTCTCCGAGGAGATCCGCGTAGCCGTCATCAAGAGGTCGCAGGTCATCATCATCTGAGGAGAACTCCAACTCTATACAGTCAGGCGCATAATCAGTCCCCTCGCTATGCTCCACAGCCCAGCCCGACCCCTTGTACTGCTGATGGTTCGGCTCCTTAGAACCCACACTCTTTTTTACCTTCATCTGTCCCTCACTTCTTCTTGGTGTTTTTTTCAGTCTTACCGCGCGCCTTCATGCTCTCCTCAATCGCCTTACCCTGCGCGGCGGCCTCAGCGTAAGTCTTATAGACCTTGCCAACCTCACCCCACCGATAGCCGCCCTTCACTTTGTTGACAGGCATTATCTGTTATCCCCACTTCCACCGATGACACCGCGCGCCTGCCTGTCAGTCAGCTTCTGGATGTTAGCCTGTGCAACCTCACCAAGATCAACGCCTAACTCACGCGACAGCGCCGCCACATACCAAAGCACATCACCGACCTCAGCTGCAATCTGAGATGCCTGCTCGGGCGTGACCACTCCCCCGTTGTCTCTGATGATCTTCTTCACCTTATTGGCAATCTCTCCCGCCTCACCAACTAGACCCAGAGTCACATACTCCAACGCCTTCTCCCGTGGGTAAATCGCTGTATGCGCGCTCTCCGTCTGATAGTTCTTGAAGGAATAGGTCATCTTGGTCGCTCACCTTTCTAATCCCATGTGACACATCTTGAAGTTCAAGCGCCAAGTCATGCGCGCTTTGTATTGCTTCTTGCACCTCTGCGTCTGAGATGTCAAGCCGCTCTACACCCACCAATACAATCTCACCGCCCAACTCATCATAAATATGCGTGTCTATCCGCATCTCCACAACAGCGTCACCACGCTGCGGGCCTATAGAAGATAACCTCTCTGAAGCACTACTCAGATGCACAGCGCGACTCGGCTGTATCAGCACCTCAAAAGCCATCGCCCCCAACAGCCAGCCACACATCAAGAACAAGGCGCTCTTAGAGTTAACGATGAGTGTTGATAGCATCTGCGATCTCCTTCACCTTCTCTCTTACAAACACCAGCGTAGTCTTGATCTCGCCCATTGACGCTCTCATCTCCGTGATCTGAGCATCCCTGCTGCGCGCCTCCTCCTTCACCGCCCTCAACTCCTCCGACATCCGCTTATTGTTCTCATCCATCACTGCCAGCCTCACTGAGAGCGCGTTCACCCAAAGCATCAAAGGGATCACTAACGCCGTCATAACCTTTAGGCTTATATCAACTACCTTCTCCATCTGAGATGGACGGTTCTCTACCTCTGCGCTGTTCGTCATATTCACTCTCCAATGATAAGGCGCTCATGCGGTCGCACGATTATACAGGAACCCTATCTTTAGTATAAATAGTTTGACAACTAGACACATAATATATATAAGTATTGATAGCGTTATTAACTAGATGTAAAACCATTACGGTGGTGGCTAAGTGCCTAAAGTTAAAGCGCAAATCCACTCCATACGCTGAGGCGTTCACACAAAGGAGATACCCCATGTCACGGTGGACTACACACCTCATCACCCCCAATGAGGCTCAGGCTCGCGCCGAGTACAACTCATGGGTCGCGCGCGGCTACCACTCCCACTTCTCCAGAGGCGGCAACCTCGTAGAGATCAAGAAGGCAGGCCCCGCTCAAAGCATATTCTATGTACGCACACGCCAAGATGACCCCTCCCTCCCTCAGATGCTGCGCGACTCCAACATGACAGGCGCTGAGATCGCCCTCTCCATCCTCAACGGTGACCCCGATGAATAAACCCAAAGACCTCCCCTTCCTCTGGGTCTGCATCTACTCCTACGACACCGAACATAAAGACGATGGACTCCACTTTGACGACTTCTACCTCGCAACCGAGTACATCATCTCCAATGACTTCGCCCTCGTTCACATAGACACAGACCGCGCCCGCAAAGGGCAGTTCTGGGGCGTTCGCAAACGCTCAGAGTACGGCTCCCGCCATGCCAACTAGCACCCTCTCCATCACCGTCCTCGGTGACCCCGTACCCAAAGGCAGACCCCGCTTCGCACGCACAAGCACAGGTCATGTTCGCACATACACACCACAGAAAACCACAGAGTACGAGTCCCGAGTCGCCCTCGCCGCTCAAGGCACTCCCCTCCTCTCCTCACCACTCTGCATCTCCATCAACTTCTACATCAAACGACCCAAAGCCCTCAAAGGCGACTCACCCATACCACACACCAAACGCCCCGACCTAGACAACCTCGTCAAAGCTGTCCTAGACGGCCTCAAAGCCTATATGACCGATGACGCTGTCGTCTGCTCCATCTCCGCAGCAAAGTTCTACTGCGCCCCCAACCAACAACCCCACACCTCCATCTCCATCACCTCCCTCTGAGATCAACATGACATACTTCAAGATGTGCTGGTTCGCCCTCCAAATGATGCTCCCAGATAACCCCTCCCCACACTACCTCAAAGCCTTCCTCAAGTCCTCTCACTCCCGACTCCTCATCTGCGAACAAGTCGCCCAAACAGCTGATAAACACGACCTCTGCCCCGCCCTCGCTGTCGCTATCGCCTTCCGCGAGTCTCGCTTCTCAAACACAACCTCTCCCAAAGGCGCTCGCGGCCCCCTCGGCGTGATCCCAAAGTATATCCCCTCTCACATCTGCAAAAACCCACGCAAGAACTGCGACTACACCAAAGCCGCCATCCACGCCTTCCACTATTGGAACCTCCAAAACCCCACAGACCTCTGCACCTCCCTCGCACAATACAACGCTGGCAATAAAGGCTCCTGCAACCCCAACTCTCCTGGAGCCTCCTACGCACAAGATGTCCTCAACATCTTGTCCCACCTCCTCCCACTCTATGACGGCGACTGCTCCGAATACGAAACAGGCTGCTAACCCAACCTCTTACCCTTCCCCTTCCACACCTTCTCCCAATCCACAAAACCCATCATCTCAGACTTCAAACGCCTCCTCGTTTTCACCGCGTTCCCCGCGTTCCCCTCCACCGTCACCACATACTCCCCATCATCCCAACACACTATCCCTATATGCCCCGCACCACTCGTCACACCCCTCTCACTCTCGTCACTCCCACTCCCCGCTCGGCCCATCACAAATAACTCCCCAGGTCGCGCCCACGACTTCACATCATCCCTCCAACAACCCACCCGCTTCGCCCAACTCATCGTCTGCGTCACTCCCCCAAACCACGCCCCAAACGGTATGTCCTCCCAACTATCCGCTTCAAACGCCTCCGCCATCCACGAACTCACAGCTATCGCACACCACGGCGGAAAGATCCACGGCTGCGTTATCCCCCACGCCTTCTTATCCTCACTGTGCCTCAAATCCGTCACCCCCGTCACCCTCGTACCCTGCACCAACCTCCCTATATCCTCCCCCTTATTACTCCCCCACGGCTTCTCCTGACAACCCACATACCCCCACGCCGTCAATACCAACGCCGCACCCAACTCACTCGCCCCCCCCTGCTCCAACTCATGCTCCACCATACCCCTCACCTCCCCCTTCACCGCCACATCCCCACCCGTCAACCCCCCACCCGTGTTCAATAACAAACCCCATGTCTGATCACCCACAATCCCATCCGCCCTCAAACCGTTCCTCACCTGGAAATCTATCACCGCACCCCTCGTCCTCTCACAGAAATATCCACTCACAGGACTCCTCTCCCCCATCTTCACCAACCTCCCCTGTAAATACATCACCAACCTCCCCTCAGCACCCTTCTTCAACATTATCATACTCTTATCTCTCCTCTCTCTTCCTTGTGTAAAATATTTCCTTGACTCCACAACACAGGACACACATTATGCTCCCTGTCTCGTGTTAAACATACACTAACACCAACCACCACCCACTCTCAAGTGATCATCATGGCGAAAATCAAACAACAACGCACCGTCACCTTCTCAGCCCCCCCAGCATACCACGCAGCACTCATCGCATACTGCTCCTCAAACAACCTCCAACTCTCCGAACTCCTCCGCTCCATCACTCACTCCTTCCTCTCCAAAGAAGGCTTCCTCCCACCCTCCACCCCCGTCTCCGTCAAAGCTGGACGACCTAAACTCAACGCTGATGAATAATGACCCGTACATAACAAACATCGGTTTTTAATCTGGTGTAAAGAGGGACTGCGGGGGGGAGTTTGGGGCGCTGTGGGGGGATGTCCATCAGGTCTAGGGGTTGATATAGGTGGAGCGGCGCCGCTTGTAGAAGCGATTTTACGCGCGCTCAAGTGTTCAGTGGTTTTCTGTTCAGTGTTCATCCTTGAGCGCCTAGCTGAGAGAGCGCGTGAGCGCATTGAGCGCCTAGCTGAGAGAGCGCGTGAGCGCGTGAGCGCGCCCATAAGCTAGCCTATATA